CTTTTAAGGTAATTAAACCCCCAACTTTCTTTACACACGCTCTCGCGAGTAGCGTATAGAGAAAGATTCTACTAACGCGTTAGTAGGTCGGTAACCAATTGCTGGTTGCCGAGTAGCTCTCACGAGCTACCCTTGTCTTCGTCTTACGACGAAAAGACACGCTGGGAAGACCTTGAAGATTGCTCTTAGATCCTCGCAACGCAACACCCATGAGCCATGGCTCATTCTGCACACTTCTTATAGCGGATAAATCCTCTACAGGAGTGTGGACAAGCACCTTCCACGACCAAACTCCGTCTTTGTAGACGCAGTTCGGACATGTCAGATGCTCGTCACCCAACGAGTCGATTCCAGAATCCACAGTCCCCGTTAGAGGCCTGAAGAATCTGAAATGCGACGATACGATGCTCGTTAAGAACGATCGTACCGGGGAAAAGAACGTCTTAGTGCGTTCATTCCTTTGCGTTAGATTGCAGATCTTGAAAACGTTTTGGACTGAGTCCAATTCGAAATCAAGGGTGAAGGGACGTACGTCCTGTCCGCCAAACCAATCCGAGCCGCATGATTCCCTGAAAGGTCCCTCGACGAAGGACTTATCAGTGTTCAATCGAAATCCGTAATGCCGTAGAAGCTCAATTACTCGAGCTGCATACTTCTTACGAACTATGATGTCGTCGCCATAGACAATAAAGTCTTCGGCGGGGACACCACAGCCACATGCGTGGCAAATCGATGAGAACAGGATCACTTGGACCGGAAAACAGAAACCGTTTCCCATGCTACACAACATGTTGTAGTCTTTACAGACTCCATCAATCATGTACTGGGGGGACCTGGTGCGAGCAAAGAGCTCGAACCAGTCCGGCGGGAAAATCGTACGCACAACCTCAAGTGAGACGCTATTACTAGCGTTCGCGAGATCGAGTGTGACGAAACTCTCGTCGGTGTCCGAGATGGAACCCAAGCGGGCCATCTCCTGATTGCGACTTTGGTCCGAGAGGTCAAGACGCCGTGCCCGCAATTTCTTGCGAAGCACTTGGTCTATCCCTTTCTGGACTAAGCCGTTCAGTAACGGTTCGACAGCAATGACGCGATGCGTCTTGGCTGTCTTCGGGACAAAGCTTAGTTTGTTGTATCCTATCACGTTCATACGACTCACATAGTTATCGAAACTAATAGTGTTATCGTAGCATATCAGGCCATGATCACCCCCGCGCGGTAGTAATACCTCGTGGAAATGGGCATTTTGCATGATAGAGGCGTAGCCGTGATGGATGGCACCTGGTGTAACGGTCCACCTCTGAGAGGAAAGTTTCCTGATCAGATGTGTATCATCACCATGTACACCGACAGATGCTCCTCGCCCAAAATCACTCTCACGGAAGACAGATGAGTATGATGGCTTAGAACCTATTAGGGTCCTGCACCACGACATCATCTCTTTCCCTTCCCTTCTGAATTTGTCCCGTGAGGGATCGATTCTAAGGAGCTCGAACTTGCGATTGATCCTCTTGTTGCGCATTTCTGCGTTTTCAAAAGAAGCTCTCGCGCGCGCGAGGGGATCGGCGCCGATTAAGGCGGAATCCCAGGGGTACTTCCTAATGAGAAGTGAAAACTGATTTGCAACAAAATGATCTGTTGCGTCTTCATACTTCGTAGAAGACAATAAATCAGACTGCATCATCAAGTCTTTAAAATCCCTCCGACGCAATGCATCGGAAAGACCTTTTAGAAAGGATTTATCAGATTGGGACTGTAACAACTTAGACAAGAGACGAAGATAAACTTCAAAACTGGTCCTCTTCAATCGCAGGTTTTCCTGCTGAAGAAGATTGGTTGACTTGCTTACTCTTTTGGGTTTCATTGCGAATCTCAGAAGATCCCTGTTTCAGCGTCGCGCCGATAAGGGAGAGAACGATTACAGCCATCACAAAGAGGGCTGCGAGAAGGAGAACAAAACGTGCCACGACACAGAGGATCAGAAACTGATCAGCTGCGACTTGACGTGCGTTTTGAATGTTGCCGAGGCAACAAAGGCTCCCAAATCGTTCAGGTAAGTGTCAACATCCGCACCTGCAATACCCACCGGGACACTCAGATCAACAGATCCGATAAGGTCACGGGAAGGTTCAAGAGCACCAGTAAGCGCATGCGTACGGGTGAGCTTGGCAGAAGTGCGACCAGTTCCAGAGCTCGTCGTAGTCTTCTTCGGAGCAACCCGCGCCAGACGCACGTAGTCCTTGACGGACACAGTGTGGTTGGGGCCGGAATAGCCGACGTTGTCTTTGTTGAACGAGTCTGCGGTGTAGGTTTTCGCGTTGACGGAAAGAGTCATTTATAGAACTCCAGGTTGGTTGAGCCATAAGGCCATGTTTTTCCTCTGCCCATGAGTAACGGGCTTCGGATCTATTGCTTTGTAAAGGTTATTAATCTTAGTAAAGCGGGAAGCGATTAGGGAAAACGCATCGGCGACACGGTAAATCGAATCGGTTTTGAAATCGGTTCGTAATGCCATGCCGGGACTTGTCAGCCCACCTCGAGTTGTCGACGTTCTCATGATACCAATGGTACCACTGAGATTTCCTGAGTAAATCCAGTTGTCAGCATTATTGCCGCTGTCCGCACCAGTAATGGTGTAGGCAGTCGCGAGCTGACGCTGGGTCACGAGGGAAGAGCCGAGCTGATTGTATCCGTACGACATGAGCGAGGAACCAAAGTAATCACCAAGGTTCGCTGCCCAATCCAGCACAAAAGAATAGCTCATGAGCTCCCATGGGAGCGCCAAAAGCCCCTTGAAACTAAAACCGACCTGTCCTGCGAAGGAGAGGTCGACTTCATCCAAGGCCATAGCTTTCACGGTAACCGTTTCAGTGGACTTTCTAATCCAGTTGTAACGAGCCGCGCCAACTATGATGGAACCAGAGTCTAAAGAGACAACATTATGCTGCTCTCGTTGACGATAGGTCTTCCTTTGTTTGCCTGAAGTACGTTTGAAGGTATCGAGTATGCTCTGTATGTCCTTAAGCAACGGAGAAATTCCGTAGCGCCAAAGGAGATATCCGCTCGACGTATCTTTTAAGACACGGCGACCGAACGACCCGTTGAGCAACGATAAGTATAAGGAGTTTGATTTCCTTACAAGTTCGTTGAGCGGGTTACGAAGCAAGTCGAGCGTCTTATGAAATTCGGCGGTTGACTCCCATAAATCGGAGTCGGACCTACCTCGTTTCGAGTGGACGCTTGTCGACGCTAATATCTGAAGGCGATTCACATCGTTTTCTGACATTACCCTTGGTTCTAAGGGCCACACCCCAAAAGAGGGATGTGATGTAGTCGGAACAGCAATCAACAAAGCCGGACCAGCATGGCGGAATTCGTTCCTTCGAGGAACCCCGCCACAGCTGGTAGGCGTCTTTTGTTGCTGACCCCAACTACCTGAACCAAGCGACTCAATCTGTACTCTCTCGTGATGCATGGGGTTGAAGAAAACCTCACCCCGTCCGCGTCTACGATGAAAGCCAGGTACCACGTAGTCATACATCGTATCACTGATCCCGTTAATCATTGCGTTAGGCTCATCAACGGCCGGGTATGCGCTCCAAGAGCTCGGACCCGAACATGAAAGCCAAACGGTTTGACCTGCGACAGAAGTGGTTTTGATGCTACTGCTCGTCCTCGTACGAGGATAAGCAGGTTGACTTTGTGGTGGAGACGTTTTCATTTGGTTTACCAGGTGAAGAGGAACGATTAGGATAACTAATCCGTCGTTACTCAGAAGGAGGCCCT